TACTAGCCGCTTCCCCGGTTGCTCCTTTCGGACCCTGCGGGCCGGTGGCTCCTGTTTCTCCTTTTGGTCCTTGGATTCCCTGCTTTCCTTGTGGACCTGTCGGTCCGGCTGGGCCGGTGGCCCCTTTTTCTCCGGCTGGTCCTTGCGGTCCGGTGGCTCCGGTCGCTCCTTTCGGACCTTGCGGTCCGGTGGCCCCACATGGAATTGTAATATCCAATACAGCCGCATTTTCTGTACCTGAATTAGTTACTTTAGCACTGCTTCCTTCCTCTCCTGTCGTTACTTTCCCGATTTTAATGGTCGCCGCTTTCCCGACCGCACCAGTCGGCCCCTGTGGGCCAGTTTTCCCCTGCGGACCTTGCGGACCTGCCGGTCCTGTCACCAACCCTAAATCAACTTCTGTTACTGCCATAATCCCCTCCTGCTATTCATTTTCATAGCTAACCATCAGATGACCCCTTTCATCAATCCGAAATGTTGGCGTCTTCCCATCCGCCCCCTTTGGACCCTGCGGACCAGTTTCACCTTTTGGACCCTGTGGCCCGGTGGCTCCTGTTTCTCCTTTTTGTCCCTGTGAACCTGTTTCACCTTTTGGACCCTGTGGGCCTTGAATCTTTCCCACATTATTCCATGTACTTCCATCCCAGACATACAGATTCCCGTCAATAATATATCCGTCACCTGGTTCCGCATCTTCCGGTAGTTCTCCTGTTGTTTCATACGATCCTTTAATATTGACCGATTTCCCATCTTCTCCTTTTGGTCCTTGCGGACCAGTTTCACCTTGCGGCCCTTGCGGTCCAGTAGCTCCGGTCGCTCCTTTCGGACCTTGCGGGCCGGTTTCGCCTTTTGGGCCCTGAGGGCCAATCACACTACCCAAATCTAATTCCTGTGCCATATTTCCCTATCCTTTCTATGAAATTGTATATATCAATTTACCATCTCTTATTGACAATGGCGGCGCCGGTTCATTATCATTATGTGTCATTATCAGATGCCCCTCTTCATTCACATACATTCCAAACATTCCCGGATTCAGTTGTGTCACAGATGCCACTCCGTCTTCCCCTTTTGGACCCTGCGGTCCTGGCGGACCTGTCTCTCCCTGAGGCCCTGGCGGACCTTGTGGACCTGTCAACTCTCCTGATTCTATTTTCCCTTGTATCTCTCTTGTGATGTCCTCTGCCTTCTTTGATGCATTATTCGTTCTCGTAATCGCATCAGTAGCTTGTCCTATCAACCCCAACAAGACAGATTCTTCTTCCGGATCGGGTTCTGGCAATTCTCCTTCCAGCCCTTCCAATACTTTACATTGGCGATTCACAGTCGTGTTCCATTCATTTTTCAGTGTTCCATCATCGACCGCTTTTTTAGCACATAGAATAAACTTCACATTGCCTTTGTATTTTGTTACTTTCCTCGACAGAAGCCACGAAAACAGGATATTTCCCTCTGATAGTTCTACATCATCAATGCAATACACCCCAAATTCTCCATTGGCGTTTTCATAATTGATAAACAGAATCAGTTCGGATAAATCGATATGATCCCCCACCATCTTGGGACACTGAAATAAAACTCTTTCTACTTTTTCATCCGATTCTACGCCCAATAACTGGATAGCATCAGGAACAATAATCTCTCTTGTCTCCGGATCGATTCTGCATCGTTCTGTCTCCTGAATCTCCTCTTCTTCCAGATTCATCTCCGCAAAAACTTCTTCTAATCCAGTCATTGCCTCACCCCTTCCTGGTGTATAGTTACGGAATTTGTCGTGATCCGGTATCCTTCCCTTTTCCCATACAGTCGCACCTCAAATGACGTAAATGTCAGCGCTTCCTTCGGTATCTGACACCGTCCATTTATCACAGGAGCATAATATTCTTTTCCCAGTTTGGTAAATCCGGCTACTTTTTTGCATCCCTTCCATTCATTACTACAAAAAAATTCCGCATTGAGATATCCTTCTGTCTCCGCTACAATTCCACTAAAATCGCATTGCTGGTCCTTCATAAGGTTCTGGCCTTTCACATGAAATTTCAAGATACGCATCACGAACCGCCTCCCAACGCATCAATATCTGAATTTTCAATTTGTTCTACACCTTCCACCTCCCCAGGCTCCCCTTTTGGACCCTGAGGGCCTTGCGGACCGGTCGGTCCTTGTATGCCTTGTTTCCCCTGCGGACCCTGCGGGCCTGTCGCTCCCCGTTTCCCTGATAGGTCAACCAGAAACTCATACCCCTGGCTCCGTTTCTTATATACTGCCGCATTTTCATCGTCTTCTACATTTCCCGTGTTGACAATCACCAATGACCCTTCTGTCAGTCCGTCTGAAGAAAATCCCTCATTCATATCCTCTATGGAACCATATTCTTTTAGTATATTCATGCTATACATAGTTTCTGTTTCTCCATCATCCAGATCGTCAATCTCTGATTCAGAAATCTCGACTGGATCAATATGTTCCAACCTTCCAAGCGCATCGATCAACGCCTCGTAATCGTCAGAACTCGTTATATTGGACATTGCTACCAAGTTCTGGCTTACTTGAATATGAAACTCAAAAGAGGTTACAACTCTGCTTTTATCCATCAAATGAAGCTGCGCTTTTACTGTCCCACTCTCTGCCAGCATCTGTTCCGTTAATCCAAACAGTACACAATAATCATTGAATACGGTGCCTTCCGTATATGTTTCTTTCCCAGACGGTTTTTTACAGTAAACACGAGCTTTATAAATCATTCCCTCCGTCCCTGACAGAAGCACCTTAACCAAACGCCCGGTATCATGCTGTGTCGCAAAGATCACATTTGTAATCCCTTTGACTCTTAAATCCAAACTTAAAACTTTTGTTGATTCCATCGTTCCTCCTCCCTTTTATGCAGGAATCCACCGTACAAACGCTACATTCTTGGGTTCTGGAGGTGTCACACTTCCTCCGCCTGGATATCTCAGACAGTATCCCCACGGATAGTTATAATATCTTGTAACCCAGATCTCTTGTCCTGTCTGGTCTCCTGTCTGTCCTCCAACCGTTCCCCCAAACTCATTGATGCTTGCCTGTACGACTTGTCCGTCTCCGATGCTCATGGCCGTGTGCCCTTTTTGCCCGGTAATTAAAACGTCTCCGCGAATGATTCCAGAGCCTGACCGGAAGTTCACCTGACTTGTCACATCTTGGAAACCCGCCGCCATAAAATAGCTTCTCATATTTGCGGTATTAACTGCCGTTCCTCCGCCGATAGACAGACCCGCTTTTCGGTACGCCGTTGTCAGAAACGAGGAGCAGTCATAATCCGGTCCCCATCGATTCCCTTGGTCATATCCGTGCGAGCTGTCATTTGCTGTATCAATGGCCCATTGTACCGCTTCCTCCACAATATTTTTCAGGATGCCATCAATTCTTGTATCCCATTCCCGCGCATAGCGAAGCCGGTTCTCCATCATTGGAGTCCCGGCTCTTTCATAGTTTGCCTCCCACGCATAGGTAAGCCATTCGATATCCCTTGATGATTTTATGAAATCATTAAAGGAAATATTGTAAGCGCTTGTCGCATAGTACTGGATCCCTGTTCTTCTTTCATAATCAGTAACCGCAAGCTGGCAGTCGATGGTCAAATAATCCGTCCTCCCGATCGCCCGCGCTCTAGTCTGTAGATTCGTTCCCGGTGTCCACTGATTCAAGCCTACGCCAGAATTCCAGTTTCCTTGTCCGCTCTGAAAGGAGGCCGGATTGAGGTTGGACTCCTGCTGGGCATTTGCCAGGTACGAAACAATCGGATTTCTAGCCCATCCGTATTGTTTATTTAGCTTTTTTGCTATCTCTGTTCCATTCTCAATGTATCCCATCAGACAGTTCCCCCTTCTGCAGTCTTCCCTCCTACAAAGATTCCATCTACGAAGTCCATATAGGAGCCATCAGAGAACTCCGCCCTCCCAGTTTTTGTTGTCTTCTCATCAACTCCAACAGTACCAATATGAATATTGTCTGTCTGTACCGTATCCGCCTCTATCCGATCCGACCGGAAATGGGTATCTCCTGTTTGTCCATCAGGCCCTAGTAGCGCTCTCCAGTACGAATCACTTGTTGTCTCTCCATGTTTCATATAAAGGAATCCATCGGTTGTCACCCCAAATGGTCCAATCGTCATTTTCTGTGCATTGATAACTCCTTCATCCAGATCAAAATAATTATTTCCCAGCTTGTCCGACAACTTTCCGGCAACGATCAGATCCGCTATGATTCCCGCTGCTGTAACGGCTGTCTTCCAGTCCCACGTCCCATCCGGCAGCTTCTCTTTCGCCACCCGAAGGCCTTGTGTTCCCGCTTCCATCGCCCCATATAACGCTGATAGTTCATCCAGCACTTCGATCAAAAACGCCGCCGAATTTGTCTTTTTTGCGGCCGTTGATTGTGCGTACAGGTTTGCTTTCATGGCATCAATCGTCCCCTGAACCTGCTCCGCAACCAGGGAACCATCTTCCCGGATTGTCTTCTCCACTCTCTGTGCTACCGATGACATCTCTTTTAAGTAGTTATAACGGAACTCCCCCAGCTCCACTTTGGAATTCTTTTTTCTGACGTTATCGTAAGTGATCGAAATCGCCCTCGCTGTAGTCGTGATTCCCAATTTCTTATTTTTGCATTGTACCGTATCTCCAAGCCCGATCGCTTCCAGGCCTTTTACATTTCGGTATTGTTCTGTATTCTCGATTGCGTACATATCACAAGAATAACTGCATTTCGGTTTGTCCACACCTTCCTGAAATTGTTCCTGGCATCGTCTTACAAGTTCTCTCCTCAGCTCCTCTAAAGAATCAAAGCTTTCCTCTCCTTCTTTGGCATCTGTCGCCAGCTTTACGTCTTTAAACTCTACCGTTTTCGTATAGATCACTGGGTAATTGCCAATCAATGGACTATCCACCCACGGGGTTTCCCCGTCAAGCATGTAATCGTTATACGCCACCGGAACAATCCTTGTTATGACATCCGACATATCAATCTCTTCTTCGATCTCTTTGCAATTATATCCGAATTCCGCCCTTGCCCCATTATCTTCGCCGATCTGCTCATTGATTATCATTTCATAATTGTCATAGAACACCTCCCCTCCGAACTTCTTCAAAAAGGAATGATCGCCATCACCTTGTACAGCCTCAATCAGGTTTGTCCTTATACATTCTACATATGCTGTTTTTATAATATCAGAGGATGCCCGGTACTTTTCCTGCCCTCTTGTCATATAGTTCAATACCTGCTGCCCGGTTCCCGATATTTCCAGCCTGTTCAGATATAGTTCCTTGGCCGCGTCATATAGAATCGGTCTCGCATACGCTGTGACGCGTATCCTGTTTTTTTTCTTTTTGTAAATCCGAAAAAGCTGCTTTTTTGAGTGAAACAAAGGAGCCGCAATCACGGCCCCTTCCTGTATCAATGTCCATCTCCCATCCGGGTCTATTGGATGTGATAATTCCATTTCCCAACTTCCGTTGAGTTCGCACTCTGTTTCACAGCTTTCAGGCAACAATGTCATATCCCCGTTGTGCAGGAAATCCTCGTTTCCCGCCTCATAAATTTCAATCATTATAACCGCCTCCAGTTTGGTATGACCTGGACCTGGAAAGCACCATGATATCCGACTTCATTTTCTCCAGGAAGCAAGAACAGATCTTCAAAGTCCCCTTTCGCGGCCTTATTCACTACAGTCCCATCCGACCTATAAACCAGCTTTCGCTCGGTGTCAATGTATGCTTCTCCGGTAAGTTCTACTGAAAATGAATTCCCATTCACAGAAAGCTCACACACTCCTCTCCCGGAAATATGATATGTTGGATAGGCCAGCAGATAAGGATTATACCTCACCGCTTTACAACTATATTCCGCAAGCCCATCCTGCAAATAGGATAATCCATCCTTTGATATAAATACCGCCTTGAACGATCCTATCCGCCTGCTGCTTCTCTCATTCGTGTCAATTTCTACTTTGGAAATTCTGAAAAAATAATTTCGGTCATCACCCAGAATCAAATCCGTATTCCTTTCAGAAAGCCATCCCTGGATCAGCCTCCACCGTTCCATCCAAGCATCTTCTGGCCCAATATAATTCATCGGAATTTCAATTTCAGATTCTTCATAGGCCTCTTCCTCCAGGTAGAGCATCCCGTCTCTTCCCGCAATCTCAATACTCTCCATCTTCTTTTTCGCCGCTGGAATATCTGGTCTGTCTGATATGCAGACCCCAAACTCAGAGGCCCGCCGTCCGCCATAACAGATATCATACATTGCCTTTACTCTCCTTTCGCCGCTCGATATGCCCGATGCTTCTGCCCCATTTTATCCAGGATCATGTCCGTCATCACAGACACTAATTTCGTATCTCCAAGATAAATATTGTTCTCCGCCACAATCTGGAGATCTTTTATTACTTCGGACAATATCTGTGCCATGATGCCATTGTTTCTGGAGTTTTCCTCTCTGATATAAGATTTCAATAAGTCAATCGGAAGAACGGCTTCTTTTCCTGCTTCCCCGCCTCCCATTAGCGTACTACCGTTTGCACCAAATATGGTCGGGCGGTTCAAAATCCCACCTTTCGCATACCATGTGATCGGCATGGATGGTGTACGCAATGACAACGGGTTCACAGAACGGCTTTTTTTGCTGCTTTTCTTTTTGCTCTTCCCACTGGATTTTTTATCTCCAAAAGAAAATAAGTCCTCAAAAAATCCTACTATTTTTTCGACTTTATCCTTAATCCAGTCTAAAATAGGGTCTACCAAATCCCGGAACCACTTGCATTTATTATACAAAGTCACAAGACCGCCCACTAACACACTGATCAGCGTTATCGCTCTGGAAATAGGATTTGCGTTTATTACACCCCAAACCGCTTTGATCTTAGGACTTAGCTTTTCAAATCCCTTCATCAAGTTTCCTACCCCCGTTGTCATTAATCCAATTCCCGTCAGCGCGGGTGCGATCGCCGCAGTCAAGAGGACTATCACTCCGATGATCCTCTGTGTGCTTGGTGGAAGTGCATTGAATTTTTCTAAAAGCCCTGCCGCAATCTGAGTAATCTGCGTAATAATCGGAGCCACTGTTTCCGCAAGCTGTGCGGTTGCTGCCTGAAAGTCTGCCGTTGCCTTATTTCCCTCTACCAGATTTTTGTTATTTTCCTGCCATTTCTGCCCTGCCTGCATCAGTCCCTGGTTTGCCAATTCCTGCATGATAAGGTTTGTCCTCTCAGATTCCGTGCGGCAATTAGCCAGTTTTTCATTAAACGCATCTTCCGAGGTCCCTGCCCAGTTCAGGACATCCGCAAACGTTCCTGTTACTGCTGCTGTTCTTGCTGTTTCATTGATGGATTCCGCCAGCCCATCAATTGGAATACTATCTCCGTACTTCGCCCATGCCCCAATCGTCCCGTTTACCAGTTGGGTAAGTTGCTGTTGGGAAAGCCCCATTGCCTGCAAATTTGCCGTTGTAGTCGCTGCTGTCTGGTCATCCCCAAGAACGCCGAACAATGTCTGATAAATCTGCTTGGTTTCCTCTGCGCTGTATCCTGACAGTTCACTTGACACTTCCAGCGATCCCATGATTTTTCGGTATTCCTCAGTGGCAGGTACTGTGGCCGCTACCGCCCCGATGATCCCCGCCGCCGCTGTGGAAATTCCGCTCATCTTTTCGCCTGCACTTTTCGCCTTATTCCCAACATCATCCAACTTTTTGGCATAATCATTCATTCTGGCGCTTCCGCTTTTTAACTTGTCTTCGACTTCATCCAGCCCTTTTTTGTAGTTATTCAGCGATGTCTTTGCCTGATTCAGTTGATTTCTCTTATTTTGGATTGCTCGTTCGTCCCGTTTCTCTGCCGCCTCCAGTTCATCCAGTTGTCGGGACAGTAAAGTCACTTTATCGGAATAATCTTTTGTCTGCTCTGACAAATATTTTTGTGTTTCTTTCAGTTTCTCCGCCGTCTTTGTGCTGTCATCCCATGTTGACTTCACCAGTTCAAATGCGGTCCTGTTTTCCTGTATGGATGCTGTAACTTCCTTCAGGCTTTTATTGAAATCCACAGACCCGTCCGCCTTAAAGACAAGACCTACTCTTTGTAGCTTATCCGACATATAGTGCCTCTACCTCCCTTCTTCTATCTTTCTGGAACACTTCATAACATTCGTTAAAAAAGATCGGGTCTGAATTCCAAAATTCTTCTTCACTCATTCCCATCTTTCTCGCCGCCACCATATATTCCGGCCAGTTTATTTCCCCGGCATCACACTCGACTGTGCCTGTTTTTTTTTAACATACCGGTCATATTCTTCCTGGAATACTTGCAGTACCTTTTCTAATTGTTCCGTATCTGGAGGGACAAGGGAAAGCGCTTCATCAAATCCTACTGTTTTCCCATTGCTTCTTAGGATTGCGTAAATCACATAGGCCGCCAGCTCAAAGCTTTCTTCTTCCGTCAGTTTCTTTTTGTTTTTCTCTGCTTTCTTCTGGATACGATAAAATCCTTTCTGTTTTTGCAGGTAATAGATCGTCCCAAAATTTACCCTGACAGAAAGCCTTGTGCCGTCTGTCAAATCAATAAAATTTTCCTTCATGCCTCTCTCCTTTATGAACCGGAAACCGCTGACGTCAAATCCTCTTTTGTCAGTATTGGTTTTCCAAAAAACTTTTCTTCCGTCAATCCTGCCGGAAATGCGGATGAGGAAGAATCGACCATCGCTTTGATATCTTCATTATCATTAAAGGCATATGCCTTAATGGTAATCGTGTCTGTCTGTTCAGAAAAGCTCTCTTCCCTCGTTTTCGTTTCGTCTGTATTTTCCGCGAGCCTGCATTTTGGATACCACTCCAGACGTATCTTCCCTTTTTTCAGTTTTACAACCTTTCCATATGCAAAAAATGGACGAATTCCTTTCCCTCCCGAAAGAATCAGACCACCTTCATCCACTGTATCTCCCCGCATTTTAGCTAGTGTTTCTGCCGGGAACGCAATCACTTCTACTTCAATATCCGTTGAAGAGACGCTGGAATCTGTATCGTATACGATGCCACTTGAATATACATCTGTGTTTTCCGCGTTTTCTGTTACAGTTACACTTTTTACCACTTCGGTGCACTCCACCTCTTCACTATATTCCCCTGAATATTCTCCGTCTTCCGACTGATCGAAGCAGATATACTGCGCCCCGACTGTCTCTTTAATTGGCGGTTTCTTTGTCGTAATTGCCATTCTTTTTTCTCCTTTACTTCCATAATTCCTTGTCAATCGCTTGATAATACTTCTGTTTATTTTTCTGGAATGTCGGCATCACATGCGGAACCGCATCTGCCCTCACTGTTCCATTTTCTACCATTGGGCCATAATATTTCCCCCATCCGACTTCTATTTCACCTTTCGTTCTCCTTGTCGTTACGGTATCTAAAAGATGTGTGTATCCGGACCCGGTCATCTTAGAACGTGGTTTTGGGAGTTTCCTTACATCATCGGCCAGCATCTTAGCTCCTGTTTCTATAGCTGACAACGCCTTTTCATCTGTTACCTGATACCGCTGCATAAGGTCTTCCATGAAGTCCAATCCGCCCGTGTAAAATTTCATGTCAGACATCTTCTATCACATCCACGGAAAAGTAGGTGTGCCATGTTTTTGAGAATACAGGATCTTTTTCCACATATTCGTGCTGAAATTTAGGGTGAATCCCCTGTTCTCGCAACTTCTTCCGTAACTCTTTATATTTGTCATGCTGAGGTGTGCGGGCAAAGAACGAGATCTGGTATGTAACAACATTCTGGTATTCATTTCCGGAGGCCATTTCGTCTTCTTCCAGATACGGCCAAAATACAATCCTTGGATATTCGTTCGTGTTCTTATCGCTTGTAATTCCTTCATTTACCGGAACTCCCAAACTTTTCAGTAAACTGCTTAATTCCTGTTTTGTCATTGTATTTTCAGCTCCTTTTCTGGACGAATCAACGTAAGTTCCGTTTCCTGAAATCCGTCTTTATCCGTCACATGCGTGGCATTATAAACATGGTGCTGTTTCCCTTCAATCATACATACACACCTGCTATCAATACCCTTATACACTGGAATCCGAATCTTCATCGTCACCTCTTTCCCGCCCTGATCGAATTCATACTTTGTCCGATCAAACACTGATAATTCCCGATACCATATGTCCCCCACATTGGAATTCTCCAAATGCTCCTCTGGATAATCCTTGGATTCGTCCTGCCGGATGTAATAAAGCTGCATTGCTCCTGATGTATATTCAGGCATCTGCATGTGTCTTCACCTCACTTCCCATCTGCCAGCTTAAAATTAGAGCCTTATAATTATCTTCCCATTCATTCACTTTGTGATGGTAAGCGTAATACACATAGTTTTTTAACAACATACGGAAAGTATAGTCATCATCCAGACTTTGTCCTGGATTCAAAAAATCCAATCTTGCTTTTCCCTCTTCCAGGTATCTCATTAATCCTGTATCCTGAAAATACGGCGGGATCTGATAATCCTGCCGTATTTCTGTAATCAGTTTTTCCAGCTCCAACGTCATCCCCTCCTGCTACTTATTCCAAAACAGCTTTTTCAAAATTGAAAGTAATCACTTCCGATTCATCCACTTCGATCTTCCATGTATCTTCTTTGGATACTCTCAAAATGATTTCTGGATCAAACGTCATGTTTTCTTTTCCTTCTGCTGCCACTCCATTTTTCTTTAAACTCATTTTCTTTCCGGTCTTTGTAAGCTTGAACGGGAAATAATGCCCGCTTTGTTCTTCCTCTTCGGAGGAGAAGCCCGTGTATCCGGTAACAGCTTTCAGTGTTCCTTCAACGGTTCCATCTTCATATACACAAAGATCCTCTCCTACCAAATCAGAAGCTTTCTTACCTAATAAGTCCTGACCTGCCGGAAACAATGTCATAATGTCAGGACTGATTATTTTCCCTGTTCTGGAGTTGTCGCTGTCGTTACTGGAAGCTTATATTCTTCCAGCTTTGTGATATCAAATACAACCGCGCAATTATCATCTACCGCACGCCCGTTTGCATAACACTTTCCAATCACCAGATCCGCGTCGTCCATTGCTTTTGTCTGGTCATACTCCTTTACCTCGAAAGATGTTGCTCCCATCACATAGACATTCGGAATGGTAAAAATTCCCTTCCCCTGCGGGCAGTTCGCGTCCACATGCTTTACAATCGGCATGAAAGATGTATTTCGGTATCCTCCTGTTAATGCCTCGCCATAAAGCGCCGGATCTACATATTCTGCTTCATCTAACGGGTTACAGATCAGATGCAGCTCAGAAACGGTTCTCTTCCCATTATTTGTCAGCGTTTTTCTGACTCCCGCTAGGCCTTTCGGAGAAAACTTTTTCACTGTATTAATCACCGCTTTATCGTCAGCCGTCCCGTCTTCTTTGAATGTTTCAATCTGCTTCATAATCCCGATTGGTCCCGTCTTTCCATCCCCGGAAAGATATCCCGTTACAAATCCATCCTGCATGGCTTCTGCCAGAACTGCCGTAAAATACCGATCAACAAATGGAAGCGCAAGATCCCGGATTGCTTTAGGGATGACAATATACGCTGTCATCTTGTGCTGTTCAATATTCAAGCCGGTAATCGATGCGGATAGCTCGCCCTGAACCGCACCGGTCAGGTTCCCCCAGACTGCTTTTCCGGAGTGTTCCGCTACGATCCATTTCTTTACATCTGCCGGCGCCATCTGTACCAGGGACAGAATATCGCTGCTTTTTTTGATATCGTCCAATGTACGGTCAATAATCGATGTTGGAAGGATATCGATCTGCTCTGCCGTAATCGCCTGTTTAATATCCTTGAATTTTTCATAAAAGGATGTTTCCTCTTTTGTCAGTACCCGAAGCCCCAGCTTCTTTCTGTAGTCTTCGTCCGCCGCTGCCCTTGCGTTCTCCTCTACCAGTTCACCGATCAGATGCTTATGCTGCTCTTCGGCAATCATCACAGCCGCCTGATAAATCGCTTCACTTTTGTCTTCCGCTTCATTCAGCATGGTTACGACTTTCTTCTGAAGTTCTTTGTCCAATGTGTCAATTTTCATTCTTTTATTCTCCTTTTCCTGAATTAAAAAAAGCACTGAATCCAGTGCTGTCCCCTTGTTCCTTACTATTTTCTTTGATTTGTTTCACAACTTTTTCAGCAACCTTTTGCGCAATCCTGTTCTCGATTTCAGAAGTATCCCGTATTTCCAATCTCGATTCTGATCCATATAAAAGTCTCTGTTGGATCCATTTCATCGCGGACTGGCTGACGCCTTCCGGCTTTTCATCCATGATCCCCGTTGCAAATCCTTTCTCTTTGGCTTCTTTTGCTGTCAACCATGTTTCGTCATCCATGAGCTGCTTGACTTCTTCTTCGGTAATCGTACATCTACTCATGTACGCATTGACAGACGCCTGGGTAATCTTATCCAAATCATCTGCTTGTTTTCTGAAATCATTCGCGTTTCCCGCTCCATATGTCCACGCATTATGAATCATAAGAAGGGAAGCGTCATTCATCACTCGTTCTTCCCCTGCCATAAATATAACAGATGCTGCGGAACACGCAAATCCGTCACAATAGGTCCGCACTTTTGCGTTACTGTTTTTCAGGACATTATAAATTGCCAGACCTTCTGCCACATCTCCCCCATAAGAATTGATGTGGACATTCACTGTCTCAACCTCTAATTCTTGAAGTTCTTTGACAATTCCATAAGCATCTTTGTCTTTTTCATTCCACGGCCAACTCGTAATCTTTCCGAAGATATAGAGATCCGCTTCTTTCCCGGCTGTTTCCAGGGAATAGTATTTCTGCATCTTGCCTTATTTCTCCTTTCCTAAGCGTTATTTACTGTTTCACCCACAGTTGGGAGACCACCGGATCACCTCCTTCCCTCTAAGTTTTTAATTGTCCGCATTTTCTTTTCCACTCTTCTCACCTCCCAGATCATTGGTATAATTCTTTGTAATTACTCTCTGCTTGCTAAACTCCGTATTCAAAGATTCCCAGCCTGCCATTTCCCGTACCTCATCAAAATTGAATCCGATGCTTCTCAACTTATCCAAATTGGCCGCGCTCTCAATAATATCGACATGTTTATACTTGCTCATATCAATCCAGATCATTTCGCCTTTCAGATAGTCTTCTTCTCCTACCAGTTTTGCGTTCAATGAATCATTCAGCAATTCTACGATCCATCCTACAGCATAGGTAATAAATTCATTGGTACTATCTGCTTTTTCTGTGATTTCTCCAAGAAAGACCGCTTTGGGAATATCAAAGGCAAAGGCACACTCTACCATGATTTCATTTGCCAGCTTTACGATATCCTCACTGGATACGTTTGTCTGTGCCTGAAGCTGGGACACTTTTAGTCCTGACGAATTTGTAAGCACTTCTATTTCATCTGATTCTAACAACTTTTTAATGTCAGATTTATATTGGTCGATTGTAACAACTTTTGGTTTTCCTTCTTTGTCTTTTGTATGAATCACCGGCATCGATCCCTCTACATCCAACGTATATCTTGGAATACTTGAGGTCTTCTTGGCCGCGCACATTGCACTGATCGTGCTATTATAAATATTTAACACTTTTTCAAGAAACCCTATAATTTTTTTGTTTCTGCTCCTGAGATGGATAATCTCATTTGATGTAAACCCCCTTTGCAGTTTTATTGTATTATCATTGGATATAATCGTGACATTACTATAGGTCTCTGGGACCATAACAGAATTATTTACTGTAAATGAATCCGCAATGTATAGATGATTTCCTACATAGCAAATCACACACTCCTCATCAAGCAACAAACGCCGGATAGCTTCAATCCAGAAATCCGTGGCCGTTTCATTTGGATTTGGCCGAATATTCAGCAGCCAGTAAATATGATCCTTTTCTCTTTTCCCTTTTCTATTGACGATAAACTCGCTTTTCGCTATTGCATGTGCGATCATTCCTACCGCCTTTTCAATAGCCATTTTTGCTACTTCAAGCTTTTTAATGTTTACGGTAATGCTATCTGTATATGATACCAAATCTCCTTTTTTATTTTGAAATAAGAAATCAAACATATACCACTTTCTCCTTTATTAAATCCTTGGAATACATCGATACCAGAAACGCCATAAACCCATCATTTTTTCTTAGCTTCGGTTCTATTTTCCCATACTGCTTGTTTCCATACCGATCTGTCAACACCTCTGTATTATTGGTATACCACCGCATAATGGCAGACGCTCCATAATTAATCCTCCCTTCCGCAAACAGCTTTTCTATCTCCGGTGCTATAATCCCACACACGGATCCTATCTTCCTTATGAGCCGCATCTGCCCATACGGGTCTTTTTTTGTTTCTTCGCGAATTCCATAAGACTCAAATAACATCCGAAACAATGAGTATCTGTATGTATCCATTGTAATTTTAAGTACATAATATTCATTCATTCGATCCATACACCACCGCACTATATTTTCTGGAGGAATTACCTGTCCTGGTGTGATCTCATAATCCGAAAATTCCGGCTGTCCCATATTTTGAAATATTGGAAATTTAATGGATTTTAAAAACGGGGACTCCTCACATATCCATGTGTGTTGTCTCCAGATATATTCTCCATCTTTCTCCGTCAAAACTCCTGCTGACGCAAAATCCCTAACGTCTGCGTAATCAATCCCAATGACCGCAAGCCTCCCTTGGGTATCCGGTGTCTCCCGTATCGTCTTCTTTTTGATATCCGAATAACAGCATCGCAAAATATTTTCCCAGGAAGCTACTGTTGCTTCATCATTCCTGTCAGGCCAGTTCATCCTCTTTGTCATAAACTCCGGCCTTTTGCTTGGCAGCTTTTTCATTTCCAGATAATCCTGAAGGATCTGGTGCTCCAAAATCGGCATATATTCCATTGAAGGATTTGGCTTATGCCATGCTAACCTATCATCCGCTTCCTCAATACCGTCAATCTTGCAGATAAAGGGGAAATATCCTAACTGGTTTTCTCCGGTTTCCAGTACTTCCTCCATCAGATCCAACAATTCATCCATTGGCCCCTCTCGTACATACCCATTTGTAGTCAAGATAAATTCCCTTGGATGCTTTACCTTTCCAAGCGCGGATTCAAATACATTGATCTGGTCATAATTTTCATAAGCATGAATTTCATTTAAAACCAGACACCCTGGACGTTTCCCATCTTTTGTCGCCGCATTTGATGTGTTATACCTCATTTCTGATCCAGTTGCTGTGTTTGTAATTAATTCTTTCGTAACTTTGAACTTTCCTTTCATGGCTGGAATATTCATCGCATCATACGCTACTTTAAAGGTATCTTTTACCTGCTTTTCCGAATTTGCCACAATCTCTACATGATAATTCTTCACCCCATATAATGGTGTCTGGAAAAAATTGACCAGTGGCACTATAAATCCATCTTTCCCATTCCCTCTTCCCATCATAATAAAAAACTTTCGAAATACCGGCATGTCGTCCACATACATAAAGGCAAAGGCATAGATGAATTTCTGATATGGAAAGATCTTATAGTAGTGTTTTTCGCAATATTTTAAACAGTTTTGATATGTTTTTTCGTCAAAAAAAACATCATTTCTCCGTAATGTCGGCAAAACGATGTTCTTGATCAGAAGCGATCTCTCCCGATTTATTTTTTTAGGGTTATCCTCTACATACCTAAGATATTCTGCAATTTCTTTGCAATTAATCATTACAGATAATCATCCTCTGCTGAAGAATTTGAAAGAGGCTCTTTTAAATTCAGATCATTTAATATTTTCAGCATGGCAGTTGTGATCTTTGGCAGATTTGTCACGGATTCATTGGGTTTTTCGACCTCGATACCATTTCCATTGACCGTTTCGTACCGGATTCCTTTTTTCCGGATATCTGTAATCAACTTCTTTTTTAGACTCCAGTAATCCATGTAATCACTAACTAGATCCAGATAAAAATCGGATGTTTTATTCTGTAATCTTAACTGTTCTAAAAGCGATTCTTTAATCTCTGTTTTTGTCACACTACCACCTCTTTTCTCACATTATAGCGTACCCCTTTCACGCGCGCGCGAAAATTTCTCCAGAGTCATGGCCACATCCCCGTTCTCCACTAAAAAATTTTTCATTGAGAATTCACCCGGGGGGATTTCTTTTTTATTCCGAAATTTTTCTACCATTTTTCTTCTGTGACTGGTTCTTTCTTTTTCACAAATCTTTTTGGTTGTCTCCCATGCCTTATGTTGTGACACTGTGTACATAAGCTAATCAGATTCTCTTCATCAAATGCAAGCTCCGGATTTTCTTTTAGTTCCTTGATATGATGGACCTGTGTCGCCCTCCGGATCTTTGCATCTTCCCCGAATAATCTTTCTTCTTTTTCTGCTGCCGTCCGCAACCTTTGAATACAATCCTGACACTCATGCCGATCCCTAATTAAAATCCTATCCCTAACCTGCTGCCATCGCGCCGAATTATAGACCTGCTTTACTTCCTGATCTGTCATGTAAATCTCCTTAACTATTCTCATATTAATTTACTACATGTAAAAAGCATCCGGTTTCCCGGATGCTCTCTTCTTATTCCTTATTCGATTGGTCTATAAACTCCTTCATCATCTTAGTGATCTGTGTCCCCATCGCAATTCCTTTGCTTTTGCACACAGCCCGAAACTCTTCTGCCACTTTTTCATTTACTTTGTAGGTCTTTGGGACAAGCCCCGCCTTTGCATCCCACTTATCCTGTGGCCTAACCTTTTTCTCTTCCATCTCTCACCTCGTATACAATATTCAAAATATTAGATATCACGCTTATGATCAGTGCAGTTCCAATGATCCAGTCAAGCCCTTTTGTCACAGCGTAGTATCCAAGCAGGAAGAGAGATAATAAATTTGATACAATTATACTTTTTCTCATAGATTTATTTGCTGAGATGACTTATAATATAGGCGATGGGTGGCAAGCCCACCGCCTAGCACCTATTTGAAAAACGTCTCATAGATTAAGCAAATCGCAGTTACCAGACCGTTTATTATGCTGACTATGAGTGCCGCTTTTTCAAGTCGGTGCTTTTTCTTATGTTTTTTAGCCATCTCCATTCTCCTTTCCTCATTTCTTGATTCTATTATACTATATACGTATACGTATGTCAAGGGTTTTAGAGGAAATTTCCAATAGAAACGGCAGGACTCGAACCTGCAACCGCCCGGATATAAGCCGTTTGCTCTTCCATTGCGCTACGTTCCCCTGTAAAAAAAGCACCTGACCTTTGTCAGATGCTTTATGCCTTAAATGAGATTCGATTATTATCTTACCTGCGCCATTTTGCTAAGCGCATCCTGCAATACTTTTGAACAGCTTATTCCATTCTGTTCTACAAATGTATTCAGCCATGCAGGAATTGTCAATGTTTTCTTGACTGCGTTGCTTCCGTATTTTGCTGCGTATGCGTCCATGTCCAGAGCAATCAGACTCACGAACTGCCCTTCTTCCGTTGCAACCTCATTGATTGCGGTTGCTTCCGGTGCTTTATTTCCGTCTTCAAGTTCTGTCAGTACCCATCCGCTTGCGGCATCTTCTGCCATAAATACAGCCTCTGCCATACTGTCTCCTCCCGTTACGCATCCAGTAAGATCTGGAAATTCTACTGCGTATCCACCGGACTCGTCTTCATATGGAGTAAATACTGCTGGATAAACTAATTTCATAAGCACACCTCTTTCTTTCATCTTTCAGGCACTGGGGCTTTACAGCCCCGCCTGTTTTAATATTTTCTTTGCTACTGTAAGGTTTATGTCCTTCCCTCCGTGTTCCGGTACTGTAACCTTTCCCGGCTTTGTTGGATGTTTATACTGGTGATGGGAGCCTCTCTGTGAAACTTCGTACCACCCGTCTTCCTTAAGTATCTTATCCATTTCTCTGAATCTCATTTAATCCCTCCTTGTGATTATATAATAACACGTATTGCACGTATTGTCAATACTTTTATACATATAATACGTATTTTGAGATTCACGAGGTGCGCAAAGAAGCACCCTGTCATTTCTGGTAAGGTGCTTCCCCTTTTGTTTCTTTTCGATGATATCATAATATCACATATCCGGCTGAACTTCTATGAACTCTTTTGGTAATTCAAAATGTGCAAGTGCTCTTCCATGAAGTTGATATATCCATCTTTCTGAAAAACTCATTTTTTCCGCAATCTCCCACCAGTCGAGTCCGGTTATATAGCGATAGAAAAGTATGTCCTTCTCATTCTCGGATCTCAGCTTCTTGATCTGCCTTACAATCTGCTGGTATGTTTTGATCCTGAGATACCGCTCGTGCTGCAACTTCAGAATCATTTCGTCCAGATCTGCTGCATATCCTGATAAGTCCCCCTGCCCTCCGCTGCCATGCGGCATCCCATCATTAAACATCATCCCTGGATACATTTTCATAGATCTAAGTTCCGCAATCTCCGCATTGATTCTATGAATTCTTCTGACATGCTGACGGTAGCTTCGTAGATATTCCTTTTTCTTGTCATTTTCACTCATGGTTTTCTGTTCTCCGTCCATCGGCATCACCTCCAATCCCGAACTTTTTCGCTATGTACTGTGCCACATCAACCGACTTATACGGCTGACGCTTGAAATTCTTCCTGGCATCCTCCCGCACATCCGTCTCCAGGCAGTCATAGTGATTCGCTGTATCAATCTTCTTTTCGTGTTCCATCCTGGATCGTTTCAATTTATTCTCCTTTCTCCGTGCGGTAGGATGTATTTCTCCCCGCGCGCCCCATCACACCCATTCATCCCTATATCTACAACACAATTATATTTTTTCTCATATTCGTATAATTTTTTTCTACATTTAGGACATATATCAGTTCTATTATTTCTAACTTTCTCTTTACATTCTTCACAGAACTCTAATTTAGGAGGTATTGCTAAATGTACATAATGACGTCCGCACGGACAATCAAACGCTTCAGTGTTTGCAAAGTCAAACGCGTAAGTTTCACTTTTATCATTCATGTGCTTGCGGATGATTTTTTCAACATCTTCTATCGTAATGAGCGGTTTCGTATAACTTGAAAACTGTATTTTTTCAAGATGTTCTATTTCTTCCAGAATCTTTTCTAGTTCCTGCATTTTTATTCTCCTTTCGAATCAAAGAATGCACAAATCCATATTTTATTCCTCCGGCATTTCAAAATAATTTTCTTTGCAACATGCTATTTCTGAAAACACTTCCCTTGCTCTATCAAGGCTTTTGTATTTACCAAGTTTATGTTTTTTTCTCCTGTCTTTGATGTCATTACACTTTAAAACACACACGTCCATTTCTAAGTTTCTTGCTTCATAAATGTTTCCGTCCTGAGCTTTTATTTTCATTTATTTTCCTCCTGTATTTTCTTGTATGGATCTGGAAGAGAGCACCAAGCTGTAACATTTTCAATCTCGCAATACGTATTACTAAATTTCCTCCATTTTTTATCATTCCAAAGATCATACACTGCTATATCAATATCCCAATAATCTATATTGTCGATAAACACAAGATATTTTTTGTATGAGTTCTTTATTTTTTCATCAGGTGTCCTTTCCGGCAAACGCTCCTCCACCGGAATCCAGCTATCATTATCTCTTTGCATTTCTTTCTCGCCGTCGCTTCGTCCCTTGTGCAACGTCACGTATTCATTTCCGCATCTAAATGTCATAGACTCGTGATTTCTTAAGAATTCAAAATCTTCCTTTGAAAGACAAATCTCTGCGTCTTCTTTTTCCGGAACGTCATTCATGTGCTTGCGGATGATTTCTTTTGCTAAAAACGTCGCTGTAAAAGAATCGATAACAAAATGATGTACTCCGTTTTCATCTTCGATATTTTCTATGTTCTCTTTAAATGTGTTTTCTATTTCTTCCAGAATCTTCTCTAATTCCTGCAATTAGTCCACCTCCACACTTCCGATTTCAAACTCTGCACCGCACTCGTCACAGATTACAGTATCCCCTTCCCATTCCGTCCAGAAATCGCACATTCTTTCGTCTTTAAATTCGTCATAATCAATCTCGATCTCGTTTCCGCAATATGGACATTCATATTCCACGTATTTCGGAACCTGCACCACCGTAACTTCAACCTTCTCTAATTCCTGCATTTCTCTAATCCTTCCTCTTTTACCTTTGATTCAAAAAACCTCTTCCATTCGATATAGCAGACAGCAGAACTACATATTCTTTCAAGGGGACAATCGTCACAATTATCCATTACTACACTCATAATTTTTCCGAGTTTCTCCAATTCCTGCATATCAGTCTTCCTCCGTGTTCTCTTCATACTCTTGTCTTTTGATTATCCTGATATTCTCTTGCGGAACTTTGCAAAACTTTGCAATCCCTGCTATCTGATCTTGTGCGTATTCCTGCAATTTAAAACTCGTCAGATTCTCTGTATGGAGGTCTATACTACTTTGGGAATACCCGACTTCTCCTTTACCTCCAAATATTTCCGCATCTCTAACCTCATAGAAAAGACTTATTGTTACATCTATTTTCTTCTGCATGTCGCCCTCGTTATTCCACATCGGATGCCCGTAGTATAAATAACAGTTCTTACATTTTCCGCACGGTTCTCCATCGCCATTCAATGTACGCAACCCTGCACATAGATCTTCTTCATAACCAGGATGCTCATATTCGTGAGCCATATAACAGTTATCAATTCCCTGTTTTACCTTGATATGCATCATTATTCTCCTTTCAACAATTCCGAATTATCAAGCTACTTCTTCTTTCTGTTTTTATCCACATCCTCAGTCCTCCTATTTCAACCTCTGTCCGCAATATTTGCAATATTTATCGGATCTACCTATATTCTCATTACAAGTTGGACATCGGTATTCATCTATTACGCACGGTTCTTCATCCCAACCATTTGGTTCACAGTGTTCGCAAAAGCTATACCCACACCGCTCACATACAGGTCCACTATGGCAATCAACATACATAGCAAATTCATCAATTTTACCTTCCGCTGTTCTTCTCCACTGATGTTCTGAAAACTCTTGATGAATATGAAGGATCTCTTTCGCCGTATCCCGCTCCTTCAGCTCCATGATCTGTTCCGGTGTAAGTTCGGTGTCCTCGTATTTCTTTAACGCCCAGTAAATAGTCATTGCTTCTTTCCGTACTTCTCGGGCGTCAATGATGGCTCTTCTTAATCCGCCGTCTATCTTTTCATCTGGTACTGTTAATCTCTCCATCTCTGATCTCCTTAATCCTCGAATAAGCCACCGCAGACAGCCTCTCCACAGCAAAATTTAGCTGACATACAATCTCTTCGACATCAGTCGAGACAGATATTCTGTTTATGTTTCCCCGCAGCATATCAAGAATCTGCCTCTTTTCTTCGTTCGTATATGGTCTGTTTAATAACTTCTCCATCTCTGATCTCCTGGTTTAAACCCTTTTTAGTTTCTGTTGTTCTTCCAATATATATCAGATAACATTTTGGAAATAATTTCCTTCGCCGTATTCCACCCTAAGCAGAAATCATCGTTGACACTTTCTATAAAATCATCATCATATTCAAATTTCTGCATAATTTCCTTAATTTTTCTTACATCTCTTTTAGCTGTTCCTTTTAAGTATCCAGGGAAATTATGTAGTACATCGAGATATACCGGATATCCTATTTTCTTAGAAATGGCTCTTATATATGCACTCATTTCTCCAATGGCATGTTCGTCACCAAACCTGTGCCAAATTTTTCTGGAATCCTCTGTTCCCGATTTCAATTCCTCAATCACCTTTTCCGTGTCAAAGGCTGTTGGCAATTTAACAACCTCCTGTCTGACTTTATCCATTCTGCGATTTGCATTGAAATTATCTCGACTACTGACATTGATATATCCGAGTTTATCAATTAAAGCTATAACTGCTTTCTTGCTGATTAAATCATCACTCATTCTGTTCACCTGCCCTTCTGTTCCACGTATTAACTTCTTTCCGCTCTGCCGCACTATAAGACCCTGCCCATGTTCCACCGCTTCGTCCGTGGCACTTTTTACAGATTACTTGTGCCCAAAATCCTTTATTCTCTCCCGTAATGCGTTCATAATTTAATTGTGCTACGCCTCCGCAGAAAGGACACGGTTTTAATTTAATCTCACTCATCTTTTATTCCTCCATATATTTTCTTAATACAGTCCTCGCACAAGTAATGTGTCGTTTCTCCATAAGGACTTTTCGGCAATACCAATTTAGATATTCTCTTTATCGGCTTATTCCACTCAGACGCATTTCGGAAATTCGGTATACTGCAAGTGCAAAAAGTATGATTTTTCTCTAATTTAGTTTTGGGATATAACATCTTCCATTCCCTCCAAATTCTCATTTTTTACACGGTATCGGATAACCGTCTGGCAATGCATTTATTAGATTTTTATGTGCTGTCAATCCAATAATCTGCATATTTACAAAAGCATTGCCCTTACAAGTATTTAACTCTTTAATTTGATTCTCTATGGCAGTGTTTATGTCATTCCTAAAGGAGGGTGTAAGGGGTTTATAAAATTCACTTGTCATAATTAGCTCTCTTTCATTTTCAATAGCCTGTCCGCAATTCGGGCAATTGCGTGATTTTAAGATTGCTCATATTCTCTCTCCTTCAATCGTTCAAACTAGAATGAGATTTTAGCAATTCCAGTCTCATTATTGTCTCCAATACAGCTTTGCTACTATATACCTGTTTGCACCCGCAATTCTTACACGACCGTTTTCTCCCATCTTTATGCGTTTGGAGGGAGTATCTAAATCCGCAATTCGGGCAAATGTATTTTTTCATATCATTCTGCACCTCCTAATAATTCGGGATTGTCGTAAATGTTTCCGATAACCTCATAGCTTTTTTCATCTGTGCGCAAATTAAATCGTCTCCGCTTGTTAAATAGTGCAAACCCACCGTTATCCCATTTAACAACAAACACATCAAATCCCGCATAATTATGACCGTTTCCATCGTCTTTCCCGAATTTGGATGTCCTGACTATATCATTCTCCCAAATCTTCTTCTCATTTTTATCAGTTTTCCCCGTATACTGGCAGAGGGTTTCGGGGTCGATTTCAACAATATCAAAATCTTCAATCACTCCGTTATGAACATCAAATATATATCCGATATATGCTGTTCCTTCTTCTCTTTCGTTGGTGATAAGATTTCCCTCAACCCACCATTCTTCCTTCGGCAACTCCCGCCAGTTCTTCCGCTTGGCTTTAAATAATATTTCTCTGCCCATTCACATCACCTTTTCTTTCTGTTTTTATCTGCGTTCAATTTGCAATAT